TGCGGTTTAATAATTTTTAACAAATAAATTCTCAAAAAATATGAGAAAAATTTTTTCTTTCGAGAATAGTTTGTATATTTGCATATCAAAAATAAGATAATAAAATTCAACCAGAAATATGGAACAATTTAATATCAATAACGTGATTGAGCACTATAAGCTGAATACAGAAGATTTAGCAAAGGTGCTATTTCCGACTGTTAAATATCCAAAGCAGGCGCTCGATAGAATACTGAAAGGTGAAGGCAATTTGGATATTACACAAGTTGAAAAATTGGCCAACTATATTGGTGTGTTAGTAACTGATTTGTTCTCAGCAAATACATGGAAAGGTTCTGCCGAAGATGGGTGTCTTACTTTGCTGAAAGGCCAATATAAAGTTAAGCTTAATTATAATGGCGTGTACTTATCTATATATAAAGATAATGTACTAATTGAGCAGAAAATCTCAAATGTGCCAGATATGACAATCCAAGAGTTTATTAACTTTTTAGATAACTTAATTAAAAATTACGAAAATGGAAGCTATTAAAATTTCCGTAGAGGTTAGCGTAAACTTGTCAGAAAATACACAGAACTTCATCAAGTTATTGTTTGGTGGAGCAATGGTAACTGCTACAACTCAGACTCAGAAACCTGCTCCTGCTGCACCAGCTAAACCAGCTTCTCAGCCAGCACCTGCTCAGGCCCCAAAGCCACAAGCTCCAGCTGCAGCACCTGCTCCGACAAAGCCCGCTGCCACTCCTGCTCCTGGAGCACCTGCTGCTCAGGCTGCTTCTTCTGCCTCTAAGAGCATAGAGGATGTGCGCAAGATGCTTGCTCAGAAAGTAAATGAGCACCGCGACGTTATCAAGCAGAAACTCGATGAGTTTGGTGCTCCAAGCGTAACAAAGCTTGACCCGTCTAAATATGACGAAATGTATAACTTCTTAGAGTCACTGTAATGGCAAACCAAAAGAAGCTGCAAAAAGCAGCAATCAAATTCCGCAAGGAAAACCCAAGACTGCACTATGTGTGTTCAGCATTGCTTTCAAGAATGGCTAATTTTATCACAAAGTCTGGAGCAGCTGAGGTAACTGTAGACCTAAAAGATGGAGAGTATCACGAGTATGCAAACAGCTAGCACTAAGTTACAGAAACATAGCCAGAGGAGCCATGCACTCCTCTCGGCTTCTGGAGCTGGAAGATGGCTTAATTGCACTCCATCTGCAAAGCTTGAAGATGAATACGGAGAAAAGAAAAGCTCTGTATATGCGCAAGAAGGTACGTTGGCACATGAGCTCTCAGAGCTTTATATTAAGCGTGATACTCTGCTTGCTATCAGTGAGCAGGAGTTTGACCAACGCCTTGAAGAAATTATGGCAAATGAGCTGTTTAATGAGGAAATGCTTGACGTAGTTCCAACTTATACAGATTACTGTGCTTCACAATTAGCAGAAGCTAAAACAGTAAACCCATTAGCTGTAATGGAGATTGAGCAGAAGCTTGATTTGACAGATTTTGTGCCAGAGAGCTTTGGAACAGCTGACTGTGTTATTATCAATGACAACCTTATGGAAGTTATTGATTTGAAATACGGAAAAGGAGTCCCAGTATATGCTGAATGGAATAAACAGCTCATGCTTTATGGCCTTGGAGCATTGCAGAAATATGATACTATGTATGATATATCTGAGGTACGATTGACAATTGTGCAACCACGTATTAACAATATATCTTCATGGCAAATATCTGTAGAAGAGCTCCGCAAATGGGCTGAAGAAGAGCTCAAGCCAAAAGCAGAACTTGCCTTCGAGGGCAAAGGTGAACTCAATGCTGGAGATTGGTGCAGATTTTGCGCTATTCGCAATCAATGTAGAAAATTGTATGAACAGCAACTCGAAATAGCTCAGCATGAATTTGCAGAGCCTGCACTTCTCACAGACGATGAGATTGTAGATATTGTCCGCCGTACTCCTAAGCTTATTGAATGGGCCAACTCTATTACAGAGTATGCACAGGCAAAAGCTATCACAGAAAATAAGCAATGGCCAGGTCTTAAACTTGTAGAAGGTATAAGCAGACGTAAATGGGTTGATGAGGGCCAAGCTTCAAATGCAATCTTTGCTCGTTGCCCTGAGCTATCAGAAGATGAGATTTTCAACATGAAGCTTAAGCCAATTACTTCTATTGAGAAGATAGTAGGCAAAAAGCGCTTTGAAGAAATTCTATCTGACGTAGTTGTAAAACCTCAAGGCAAACCTACTCTTGTACCGCTTGAAGACAAGAGACCAGCAATGGGTTATAATCAAGCACAACTAGACTTCGCAGAAGAAGCGTAACAACTCAAGTATAACAATTAAAATTAAGTAAAAATGGAAAATTTAACAAAAATTGTAACCGGCAAAGTAAGATTTTGCTATGTGAACGTATTCGAGCCCACTGCAATGAATGAGGGCGATACCCCTAAGTACAACATTTGCATTCTTATCCCGAAGGATGATGCAAAGACCCTCGAGAAGATTAACAAGGCTATCGAAGCAGCTAAGCAAGCAGGCAAAGCCAAGCTTGCAGACAAGAATGGCAAGATACCTTCAAATCTCAAGTTGCCTCTGCGTGATGGTGATGCAGAGCGTGCAGATGACCCTGCATTCGAAAACTGCTACTTCATCAATGCTAACTCCAACAGAAAGCCGAGCATTGTTGACCACGACCTCAATCCTATCATGGAAAAAGAGGAATTCTACAGTGGTTGCTATGGCCGTGCGTCAATTAACTTCTATGCCTTTAGTGTTTCATCCAAAGGCATCGCAGCTGGACTGAATAATCTTCAGAAGCTCGAAGACGGTGAGATGTTGGCCGGTGGTTCTACTGCTGAAGAGGACTTTGGAGGTAAGAACGAATGGAATGATGAACTGATGTAATTTCCTCTCTGCATCAGTAAGTATAGTAGTTTAATGGTAAAACTACAGAGCGCCATTGGTTTGTGTGCCTGTTATGCGGGTTCGAGTCCCGCCTATACTCCTATTTGCGATATAATAAATAAAGAATAATGGCAAAAAATCTTTTTATAGACGTTGAAACATATTCATCAGTAGATATTAAAGAGTCCGGTGCTTATAAATATATTGAGTCACCAGACTTTGAGATACTTATTATTGGATATGCTTTAGACAGTGGGCCAGTTAACATTGTTGACTTGGCGCAAGGAGATGATATTCCAGAAGAGTTTAAAGAAGCTCTGTTTGACCCAGAGTGCGTTAAAGTAGCTCATAATGCTGTATTTGAGAGGTTAAGCTTTAGACGTATTGGGTATGATATTCCTGCAGAACAATGGTATTGTACTTCAGTAAAAGCTGCATATTGTGGCTTGCCATTATCGCTGGATGCTGTATCAAAGCGATTAGACCTAACAGACAAAAAGCTTGATACTGGTAAAGCGCTTATAAAGTATTTCTCATGCCCCTGTAAGCCAACAAGAATAAATGGCATGCGTACACGTAATTATCCAAGTGATGCGCCAGAGAAATGGGAAATGTATAAAGAGTATAATATGTATGATGTACTCGCTGAGCGTGAGATATTTCAAAAGCTATCTGCTTATGAAATTCCAGATATTGAGCGCAAAATGTATGTGCTTGACCAGAATATCAACGATAGAGGCATTTTGGTAGATATGGAGCTTGCTCAATCTGCAATTGCTGTAGATAATGAATATACAACTCTTTTAACAAATCATGCGAAAGAGTTAACAGGACTCCAAAATCCAAACTCTCCAGCTCAGATACGAAAATGGATTGAGAACACAACAGGCCATGCGGTTCTATCTTTATCAAAAGAGTCAATGCCTGATTTGCTTGAAGAGTTCAAAGACTATCCAGAAGTAATTGAGTTACTCAGCATTCGCAAAAAGCTATCAAAAACTTCAATTAAGAAGTATTATGCTATGCTTAATTGCGCAATGAAAGATAACAGATGCAGAGGGCTATTTCAGTTCTATGGTGCAAATAGAACAGGAAGATGGGCTGGTAGATTATTGCAGTTGCAGAATTTATCAAAAAACCATATTTCTCATATAGAAATACCGCGTGAACTTATTAGAACAAGAGACTGGGAAACTGTTGAGATGCTATATGATGACGTGGCAGATATTTTGTCTCAGTTAGTAAGAACAGCTCTTATTGCTCCAAAAGGCAAAACATTTGCAGTTGCAGACTTCTCAGCCATTGAGGCAAGAGTAATATCTTGGCTTGCTAATGAAAAGTGGCGCATGGACGTATTTAGAGGTGATGGTAAAATTTATGAAGCCACAGGCTCTAAGATGTTTAATGTTCCTATCTCTGCAATTACTAAAGGTTCTGTATTACGAGACAAATCAAAAATCTCAGAGCTTGCACTTGGCTATGAGGGCTCATTAGGAGCACTTAAGCGAATGGGTGGTGAGCGTATGGGCTTATCAGATACTGAAATGGTGAGCCTGGTGCGTAAATGGCGCTCTGCTAATCCTGCAATCGTAGATATGTGGAAAGAGATTGATGAAGCTTCAAAAGAAGCAGTTCGTTATCAAAGACCAGTATCTTGCACTTGCAAAAATCTAATCTTTGATTGTGATGGACAGTTTATGACAATTCAATTGCCTTCTGGCAGAAAGTTATTTTATGCAAATCCTATGTTCAAAGATAAGAAGATTGGCCGTTCTACTATGCCAACTCGAGTATTATGCTACGGCGGTATTATACAGGAGACAAACCAATGGGGTGAGATTGATACTTATGGTGGTAAATTAACGGAGAATATAGTTCAAGCCATTGCACGTGATTTGCTTGGCAATTCTATGCTAAATATGCAAGAAGAAGGTTTTGCTATAACTATGCACGTACATGATGAAGCTATAGCTGAAATACCTCTTGAAAATGCAGAAGAGCATTATAATAACATGGTAAAAGCAATGGAGCGAGTGCCTGCGTGGGCTCCTGATTTTCCATTGAAAGCTGATGGTTATATAACTCCATTTTACTTAAAAGATTGATGGCAATAAAGATAATATTGTATATTTTGTGGTTATACTATGCAAGTAGATAAATTAGAATACGATGCAAATCTCAGCATAGCCATTGGGCTAAGCGTTGAAAGTAAAGTTTGGAAAAATACCAAAACTACTTGGAGCGCTTTAGTTCAAAAGCTATCAGAGCCTGTTGTAACTGCTGAAACATATAAGCAGTTTATGCATGCTACAAAAGATGAGCAGAGTAAAATAAAAGATGTAGGCGGCTTTGTGGGAGGTTTTCTCACAAATGGCCGTCGTGATAAGTCTAATGTTCTATATCGTCAGCTTATAGCATTAGATATAGACTTTTCGCATGAAAATTTCTGGTGGGACTTTACAATGCTTTTTGACTGTGCGGCAGCAATACACTCAACACACAAGTCATGCGCAGAAAAGCCTCGACACAGATTGATAATTCCACTTGATAGAGAAGTATCTCAAGAAGAATATCAAGCCATTGCACGAAAAGTTGCCGGAGACTTAAACATTGATTTGTTTGACCAGTCAACTTTCGATGTGAATAGACTTATGTTCTGGCCGTCTGTATCATCAGATGCTGAGTACTATTTTGAATATCAGGATGGACCATTTCTTGAGGCTAATTATATATTAGGGCTATATAATGATTGGCATGATACAAGTGAATGGCCAACAGCTTCTGATAGCAGTGATGTTATAATGCAAGCTATAAAGAAGCAAGAAGACCCTGAAAATAAAAAAGGTATAGTTGGCTTATTTTGCAGAACATACACAATTCAAGAAGCAATAGCTGCGTTTCTTTCAGATATATATGAGCCTGCAGGAAAAGGTAGGTATACGTATATAAATGGCTCAACTGCTGCTGGGCTTATCGTGTATGATGATAAATTTGCATATTCTCATCATGGAACAGACCCAGCAGGTGGAAGATTATGCAATGCTTTTGACCTTGTTCGTATTCATAAATATGGCCATTTAGATACAGGCAAAGAAAAGAATGAGCAAGACAAAAAGAGTTTTAAGGCAATGGAAGAATTTGCCACAAAAGACTCACAGACAAAAAAGCATATTGCTGAAGAGAAATTAGCTGAAGCAAAATTCGAATTTGCTGAAGAAGTAGAATTACCAGCAGAAGAGCAGGATAATTCTTGGACTTCAGAACTTACAGTTAACACAAAAGGGGAATATGAAAATTCTGCAAACAACTTGAATATCATATTTCAGTTTGACCCTTTTCTTAAAAACGCTTTCAAGTTAAACACCTTTGATAATAAAAGATATGTTACAAAAACGCTTCCGTGGCGCAAAATCGATGATGTGGAGCCTCTTCGTGATGTTGATTATTCTGGTGTACGTAATTACATTGAGTGTATTTATGGCATTGTGTCTAGTCAAAAAGTGGACGACGCGCTTGCGCTTGAAATTGAAAAGAAGAAATTCCACCCGATAATAAAATACATAAAATCCTTACAGTGGGATGGAACACCTCGTGTAAATACATTGCTTATAGACTACTTTGGCGCAGAGGATAATGCATATACAAGAGCAGCTATAAGAAAGATGTTATGTGCAGCTGTGACAAGAGTATTTCATCCAGGTACTAAGTTTGATACAGCTCTTATATTAGTGGGTCCTCAAGCCACATACAAAAGTACATTCGTAAAAAAACTTGGTAAAAACTGGTTTTCAGATACTTTTACGACAGTACAGGGTAAAGAGTCATTTGAGCAAATACAAGGAGCATGGCTGGTAGAAATAGCCGAGCTTTCAGGTCTTAAAAAAGCAGAAGTTGAAACCATTAAGCATTATATATCGAAATGCGAAGACTCTTTTAGACCTGCTTATGGTAGAACTATAGAAACATATAAAAGGCAATGCGTATTCTTTGGTACTACCAACTCAAAAGACTTCTTGCGTGACCCAACAGGAAATAGACGCTTTTTGCCAATTGATGTAAGACCAGAATATGCTACTAAAAACGTGGCAGAAGAACTTACAGATGAAGAGGTAGACCAAGCATGGGCAGAAGCTTATGAAATGTATAAACAAGGTGAGCCATTATACATGACAGGTGAAGAGGATATGATTGCTAAGATTGAGCAGCATAAGCATTCAGAGCAAGATGAGCGTAAAGGTATTATTGAAGAGTATCTTAATGCAAAATATCCTGATAATTGGGCTAACATGGACCTTTATGATAGACGCAGATGGTTAGAAGACCCATTATCTCAAGTTGGAACAATCCAAAAAGACTTTGTATGCGTGGCTGAAATATGGTGTGAATGCCTTGGCAAAGAGAAAAATGATATGTCAAGATATAACACCAGAGATATAAATGATATATTGCGTTCATTGCCCGAATGGGAGGCTTCAACTTCGACAAAAAACTTTTCAATATATGGTAAACAGAAGTATTACAGACGTAAAGACAGTTTATTATGATAGCAAATTTTTATAAAAAGAACGGCATAGAAGCTCGTAATTGCAAGTTAATTGCTTCTAAGAATATAGACTGCATTCCGCAAAAAGGAACTTTTATCATGTTTTCTGGGCAACTGTTTGCAGTAGACAGAATATATTTTGATATAGATAAGTGTGAATATAATCTTTACATTATAAGAGCATGAAGTTTGTAATAGTAAGAGCTCAATGTAAGCTTTCAAATGGAGCTACTAAAGTATTTCGATATGATGCAGACAATGTTACAGAACAAAACGCTTGCAATAATATAGAAGTATTTAGAGCAAATTTGAAAAAGACAATTGAGGTGCAAATGAGAGTTACTGTATTATCAATAACATTAACTTATGAAGAACGTGACGGTAGAAAGTGAAAAAGTAATTGAGCGTAAATTAGTTGAAGCAGTAAAAGCAAATGGTGGAATGTGCATAAAGCTTTTATGCGACAACTTGCTTGGATTGCCAGATAGAATGGTCTTAATGCCTCATAGCAAAATAGCTTTTGTTGAGCTCAAAACAACTGGACAAAAGCCAAGACGCATTCAAGTATTTATGCACAATAAGCTTAGAAATCTTGGCTTTAAAGTAGAAGTCATAGATACAGTTGAAGGAGTTAACGAGTTTATAGAAGATATAATGTTAAATAGCTAAAAGATATGGAAATTATAAAAGCATTGGCGTTTTACTTGGCAGGATGCATAGTTGCAAAGATAATGCTCAACGCATATAAGATAGACAAAAATGAACACGATTGCGTGTATTTATCTTGGGCAGTTGTAATAGTATTACTAATAAGAGGCAAATGAAAGAAACAGATTTACATAATTATCAAAAAGCATGTGTCGAACACATAATTACTCACCCATTTTGTGGAGTATTCCTTGATATGGGCTTAGGTAAAACTGTGTCTACACTTACAGCCATAAATTATCTCATGAATGATTATTGCGAAATAAACTCAGTTTTAGTTATAGCTCCAAAGCGAGTGGCAGAGTCTGTTTGGCAAGAAGAAGCTGAAAAGTGGGACCACTTAAAGCATCTTCACTTTTCAAAGATAATAGGCACTCAAAAACAGCGCATAGCAGCTGTTATGGAAACAAAAGCTGATATATATATAATCTCAAGAGATAATGTTGCGTGGTTGTGTGCTTTATATGGCGGTGGTAAGTTGCCATTTGATATGGTAGTAGTAGATGAGCTCAGTAGCTTTAAGTCTTATAAATCCGTTAGATTTAAGGCACTACGCGGAGCAAGACCTTATCTTAAGCGCTTAGTAGGTTTAACAGGTACTCCAGCGCCTAATGGACTTATTGATTTGTGGCCTCAAATATATCTTATGGATAGAGGCGATAGGTTAGAAAAGACTATTTCCAGATATAGAGAAAAGTATTTCCGGCCAGGTCAAACAAATGGTCATGTCGTATATTCTTATAATTTGATGAGTGACTCAGAGCAACTCATTCATAAAAGAATAGAGGATATTTGCATAAGCATGAAAGCAGATGATTATCTTGAAATGCCTCTGCGCACAGATAATTATATCAAACTTAGAATGCCAGATAATATAAAAAAGCAATATGATGACTTTGAAAAGAATAAAGTACTTGATTTGCTTAATACTGTTGAAATAGTAGAGGAAGAAGATAAAGATGGCAATGTTACACTTGTGCAAAAGCCAGTTGAAGTGAATGTTGTAAATGCAGCGGCTTTATCAAATAAACTATTGCAGTTTGCAAATGGAGCTGTTTATGACGAAGACAAAAATGTGTTTCCAATTCACGATATTAAGCTGGATGCTCTTAAAGAAGTAATTGAAGATGCTAATGGGCAACCTGTATTAGTAGCATGGACCTATCAGTTTGATAGGGATAGAATACTCGAGCACTTAAAAAGCTATAAACCAAGAGAGCTGAAAACCAACAAAGATATAGAAGATTGGAATGCTGGTAGAATACAAGTAATGCTCGCACACCCAGCTTCTGCAGGTCATGGGCTTAATCTTCAAGCAGGTGGAAATATAATTGTTTGGTTTGGTCAAACTTGGAGTTTGGAATTATATCAGCAATTTAATGCTCGATTATACCGCCAAGGCCAACAAAAAGGAGTTATTGTGCATCATCTTATTATGAAAGGTACACATGATGAAGATGTAATACAAGCTCTTAAGGCAAAAGATAGAAAGCAAAATGCTCTTATGGATAGTATCAAAGCAAAAATTGACAAATATAAAAAATTTATGTAATCATGGGACGTAACGGAAAAAATGCACCTGTATTTACAAGAGTTGTAGAATTTGTAAATAACAATGTGGGTAAAACAGTAACCTCATCTGAGATGCTATTAGGCAAAGAGCCTGGTAGAACTTCAGAAACTGCGTATCTTTATAAGCTCTTAAAGCTTGGTTATGTAAAAGCTGTAAATGACGGCTTTGTAATGCATAAAGATACAATGTATGAAATAGTAAAGCCATTTCCGCCTCATTACAACTCTGTAATGTTTATGGACGAGCTTAGAATAGCAAATGGCTTAATTCCTGAAAATCACCAACGCAAAGTATATTGATATGGAAAAAGCAATAGAAAGTCAAGTAGGCGGAAGTCATTATAAGGACATGGCTTTTCAGCCAATAGAGCTAATAGCCGCTCTTAGATGTTCTTTTATCCAGGGATGTATAATAAAACATATCAGCAGATATAAGAATAAAAATGGTGCTCAAGATATAAAGAAATGCGTCCATTATGCTCAATTAGCAATTGAATTGGATGATAAAAGAAGATGTAATGACAAAGTTTTATCAATGAGCATAAATAAGTATATTATTAAGAACAAGCTTACTATACTCCAACGAAAAATAATAACTCAAGCAGTATATAACAATTACATTCAGGTTATTCAATACTGTAAAGAATTGCTGCAGCTGGAATATCCAGAAGAGGTATAATATATGGCCAAGTTAAGAAGTGTTAAATATGTAATTTTTATGAGGAAAAATTTTCTATTCTCGGAGAAAATTAGTATACTCGCATATCCAAATAAAGATAATAATATGAGCAAAAATAAACGTACTTTTCAGCAAATAGCCAGAGATATTAAGTCAACTTGGCTCAATGTATACTTTGGCGCAGTACCTTATTTAGAGGCACTTCTTACATTAGACACAACAGACCCAAATGCTATGTATTATTATGATACAGCTGGGGATATTGTGAGGTATTTTTTAGCTAATGCGCAGACATTTAGAGGTGCTGATGCTAATAAGCTAAAAGCGGAACTAAAATCAATGTTGTAATGGATGAAATAATAAACAGTTTTAAATCATGAGTAACATTTTAGAAAAAGCAAATCAGATTGTGAATGAGCGCTCAGAGGAAAAAGAGCGTCAGTACGGGCCTTTTACGGCGTCAATGGCGAAAGCCGCCGCTATTTATAACTTAATATCACCCGAAGGCCAGACGATAACAACTACTGGCATGTATATAGCTATGATAGCTCTTAAGTTATCACGTGAAGCTTACGCACACAAAGAAGATAATCTTCTCGATGCTGTAGCTTATATGGGCTCTATGAATGACTATTTGGAAGAGTGTGAACTGGAAGAAAATGAAATGCAAAATAATCATTAAGTAATATGGCAAAAGTATATAACACAACAGACCTCAGACCAGACCAGGCCTTTGAGCGTCACGTATTCCACAGAGACCAGTTTGCGCACTATCTGCGATGGACGCATGTTCTCAAAGAGGCAAAGATTGGTGAGTCAATCGTGGACTTCGGCTGCGGAGCAGCTAACTTGCTTGAAGTTTTGTATCGAAACAAGTTCAAGCAGAAAGAATATATCGGTATCGATATTCGTGAAAAAACAATCGACCAAGTCGGAGAGAAATATGCAGACGTACCTTGGGCTCATTTCTATGTTGCAGACCTCGTAAAGCATGATTTGGACTTCAGTCAATTCAATGCTGATAAGGTATGTACCTTTGAGGTGCTTGAGCATGTAGGAAAGCAGAATGCTCACGTGTTCCTTGAGAACTTTAAGGCTTGTGGTAACAACAATGCAACTTACTACCTTTCAACTCCTAACTATGACCCTGAAGTAGGAGCGGCAGGTAATCACACTTATGACTCTGGCGATGGCCGTGGAGTTGACGTGCAAGAGTTTGACCACTGGGAGCTTGAAGGCATATTATCTCAGCACTTTACTATTGTAAAGAAATTTGGCACATTTGCCTCTATGAAAGATTATAAGCCTCTCATGAATGACTGGCAGAAAAAGATGTTTGAGGCTCTTAAGGATTACTATGACTCAAACCTCATTGCCAATATCATGGCTCCTATGTTTCCGGATGTTGCTCGTAATACTCTTTGGGTACTGAAGCGTAAACCAGGAGACGTAAAGACTGTAAAACCAATTGAAAGTGACAACGATTTATTTTAACTAGATATGAAAAAGTTATATCAATATCCATTTTCATGCATTATACAGCTATTACTTTGCAAAATAGGTATTGCGTGTCATAATCCATTTAGAGATGAATGCACTCCAGATTTTGAGTGCTGTAGTCCGCTATATAAAGAACGATACTGGCTGCGAATTAGTGCATCGAAATTACCTATAAAAGTATCTTATAGGTCGACAGCTGCCGTAGGTACTGAAGATAGAACTTTCATAAAAACAAAAACTTTATGCCTTTTCAACAAACAAATATTTTCTTACAACAAAAAATTATAAAAGTTATCAACATGAAAGAAATACTCTTTAAACTGAATGAATTTTGTGG